TAGCGCGAATAGCGGAAATGGTGGCAACGGTGGCACACCTAATTTACCCGACGCCGGCCCGAACGCTACGCCAGGCCGCGCGGGAATCGCGGCCATACGTTACCTTACGCCGTAATGATACCGAAAGAAGTAAAGCCCGTTCTCGTTATATGGTCTGACGCTTCTGTAGAGATACATAAGGACTATGATGAGCCCCACGAGTACGAGGTTACTACAATGTACTCAGTAGGGATATTAGGGGCAAAAAATAAGGCGGGCGTAATCCTGTACCAAGATTACGAACCCGCCTCAAAAAGCTATGCTACTAAGCTTTGTATCCCGAATGGGATGGTAATGAAGATAATCAGGCTTCCTTTACCGCCTTCTTATTCTTATTCACGTCATTGACAGCCTTGGTCAATGCTACATCCAAAGCGCCAAACGTCGTTTTGAACTTACCCATAAAAGCCCAGGCGTCCACATCGGACAAGTAGAAGCTAATTTGATCCCCGTCCTTTGCAATACAAAAATTGACAGAGACCTCATCATCCCACACAACAATTCCAAACGTAATACCGGACAAATCTGTCTTATTAAACATTACCCGATTCTGCACATTCTTAACATGTTTCATTGTCTTACTCCTACTTGTATTCCAACTCTATTAACAACTCAATACAATGTATAGCCTTTAGTAAGTCCTCCTTCCCATATTTGTTACGGTGCCTCGTAACATACTTAATCACATTACCTTCTAGATATCTTAGTTCGTTCTTCTGATTGTACTCATACGGTTGTATGGGGTATCGCTTATAGTGGTCACCCCCCACTTGCTTATCTCTTGGCTGCACTGGCGGGCTGCTCCAAAAGTCCGTTCCTTGGGGATCTTTAAGAGATCCAAAATTACCGTTACCGCCGCCTACTGTAACTGGCTCATGCACCCATTTACGGTTACTTTTAAAGGGCCAATCACCGTCGTCTCCTTCTCGCACATCCACTCTATCGTCTATTTCTCGGACATCCATTCTACTTACTCCTATGTGGGCCAACAGTTACTCGTTTACCGGGCAATCTACGGTCAAGGTAATCGTAAGGGTCTTTAGCTTTATCTGAGTGTAGGCCACCAGGCAAGAGATTAGTAAATGCGGAGTCACATATGGGGCAATTAGGGGCGATATTACCCTCTGCCCAAGACTCCCATACATTACCACAATTTTCACACTCTATGTCCCATAATATCATATGATGTCGCATTGGCCCCCTGTACAAGCCAGTTCTTGACTGGCCGTGGTAGTGTCCCCTTCTTCTGGGATGTTGAAATCAATAGTTCTTGGGAACTTAGACAACATGGTTTCATAAAGTTCCTTCGTTATCTCCTCGTATGGTGCTTGTTTATAAACATGATCGTCCTTCGGGAAGAAGGATATGCCACTAACCGTATCAAAGTTTTTATAAACCCAAGCGGCTACCTCCAACCACTCGTCTCCTCGAACATTAATGGTACAGGAGGGCTTGTGCTCGCAGTAGTAATGGTCGTATATTTTCCACCTTGCCAATTGCCCCAGTGCGTCGGTGCCCACTGTGGCATCACGGGTGGACCTGATTGGAGAAGAAATTGGGAATGAGAATACCCAGGTGTCCCGGTTATTAATATCTCCTTCATAGGGGACTCCAGCGTTAATGAGACCCGCGCAAAGCGGATCTTTTCTATCCGCCCTAATTCGCCGTATATAATACGGAGCATGCCTATCATGAATTCCCGAGGCAGAGTCAACCAATTGGCTAACTGTACCAGAGGGTTTGACGCATGTAATGGCAGTGCTCGCAGGAATGCCAAGTTTCTTACTGTAAGTTTCATTGGTCTTAATAGCCTCCGTCTTTAGTTCTGTAAGCCACTTAATTAGTTCCTCCTCACCTTCAGCTCCCGACATAACACTATGGTCCATAATACCTGTAAGGGACACGCCAAGCAATCGTTCTTCCTCTGTGTTCTTCTTCCAAGCTGTACTTAAGTATCGGAAGTCGGTAAAGGTGGATTGTATTGTTCCCAGGATAGTAGCTAATCTAATCTTTCTAAGTAGGTCAGGTAGTTTATCCCCCGATCTGATAATAACCTCAGTAAGATTACAGAACTGTTTACTTCGCAGTATGATTTCCGAGCAAGGGTTAGTACCAAATAGCCCGCCGTCAGGGTGTAGTACTTTTCTTCTGGCCGGTATTTTATCGTCACACGCATATCGGGCAAAGATACCCCTCTCCCCAGACTTACTATCGTATAGGGCTGTCCACTCTCGAAGGAACACACCTAAGTCAGGCTTCTCCGTATAACAGACTGAGTTATTAGCGAGTGCCCGATGGGGATTAGTTATCCAGAACTGTCCATCTTTAGCGTGCCGCATCCTTTCGTCAGTAAGATTAGATAAGGATAGGAGGGCTGACCTACGTACCCCGCCGCACACGACAACCTCAGCGGTTTTACACACTATGTCGTGGACTTCAATACTATTAAGCTTACGCCCCGTAGCGTTTTTAAAGGTGAGAACGGTGAAGGCAAAAAGGTGTTCCAACGGCTCAGGTCCACTAGAGCGTCCGCCAAAGGTTTTGAGTACCGCGCCAGCGGGTCGGAGCTTAGTTGTATCCCATCTTGGGATTTGACCGCTATAGAGTAAAGCAATGAGCTGCCTAAAAGACGATGCCCACCCAATCTTAGAGTCCCGGACACTGATAATAGTGTCACACGCATGTAATTCCTCCGCTACTTCTGGTAGTTTATTGACCACTTCACGTTCAACTGAAAATCCTACCCCCGTACCACACATGAGGATATATAGGATTTCATCAAATACTTTGGGGTTATCAAGGGCGACGTAAGCACAGTTATACCCCGCTACGTTATCCCGGTCTAGCGCGGGGCCAGCACACATGAGGGCACGCATACTTGGCATGATTTCCAATGCCAAGATAGCGGCTGATATGCTATCCCTATCAGATTTAGATATCTTGGACCGTTCAACGACTGAAGTACTGTACCGTTGAACAGTTTCTTCCCACGTCTCGCGCCGCTTAAGCTCAGGGAGATAACGCGCATAGCGACTCCTATGAATATAGGATTGGAGAACTGTTGGTAGATTACTCACTTTTATACTCCTCTACAGTGCCCAACCCCGAGCATGTACCGCACCAAGGATCACCGTACCCTTCACAAGTAGGGCAAGGCACGTCTACAAGAACCTTAGCTTTAAGTTTCCGAGTCCTCATTAATGTAGGATCGTCCATACCCTGCTTCTCCGTTATTTTCTTGTTCATCTTCACTTTGGTACTCATCTTTAAGAAACTCCTCAAATTTAGCAGGGAACGCTTGCAATAGTTCCAAGGAACTAATTCTAAGTGTATCAACTATAAAGTCTGGATCCATCTGGGAGAATTTCCACTTCTGTTCTGCATACTCACTTCTTTTCATTGTCGTATTCCCTTTTTAATAAACCCATAGGCACAGCTTCAAAACCAAACCGTCCGTGCTTATAATGGTCGAGGACAACCAACCCACGCCAATAAGACGTGACGGAACCTTGTGCGTACTCATCAATATGCTCAAAGTAACAACCGACATTTAAGGACTCCTGTAAATGAGGCTGACCGTGACGATGTAACGCGGTGTAATCCAGTTTATGTGTATGACCGAAGACAATCGAACTGCTACATATTTCAAGAGACTTGCCCGTGGCCAATTTTCCCGATACCGGCTTACCGTTTTCCATAATGGGAACGTGTGTAAACGAGATTCCATTGTGTTTATAAAAGCTTCGATAGGGAATGATTTTCCATTTCCCTTTGATACCAACAAGACCCGTATAATCAAGTTGTCCCTCCATTTCTGGGTGCGTATCTAAGTAACGACTAATTCTATCTTCGTGATTACCTTCACATAGGACGGACTCATAAGAGGGGGCTTTACCACCTTTAACCAGTAATCCAAGGTATCCAGATAATGCGCCGATGTCCTTTGTGAAGCGACGGCCCTCCATCTTGCGGCGCTTGTCCTTGTCCCACCCTGATAGACTGTCAAATGTAGCAATGTCACCGATATGTACCACTCTGTTTGGTTTAATGTCATCTATGAATTTGCGTAGCCATACAGCCCGCCTAAGGTTCTGTCCTGGGGCTACGTGTTCGTC